AGGTTAGGCATTGCAGTTATTTCATCATCAAAGTATGCAGCAAGGTCTGTTACAGCTACTTGAACCATAGTGCCGTTGTCATTCATAACAACACGGTCTGCATCTACTACTGTAGTTGAGGTAGCAGAAGTACCCCCATCCATTATATTTAACTCAGCACCAGTAGATGTAACTGCAGTACCACCGTAGTCTAAGTTACCCGCAGCAATAGTAATTACACCTGTACCTTTAGGTGTTAGTGTAATACCTATATTAGTATCACCACCAGTAGCTGCTAAGATAGGATCACTACCACTAGCATTGTTAGTTATTTCTAATTGATTTACAGCAGAGCTTGTTGTTTGAAATACTACAAGTTCATTACCATTAGCATCAGCTAAAAATCCACCATCAACTATTTTAGCAGCAGTAAGTGTTTTGTTTGTTAGTGTATCTACAGACACACGAGATAATAGTGTTGAGTTAGCACCTGCTGGTAGCATAAGAGTATTATCTATATTTGCAGAGTGTGGCTGTCCAAATACTTTTTGTCCGTGGCTATTACTTTCACAGTTAAAGACTATTGCACCTGAGTTAGTATTACCTCTTACAACAACTGTGCCTGTTCCATTAGGAGCTAAGTCAAGAGTAGCATTAGAAGTTGTGACAATGTCAGCACCATTCATGTCTAGGTTTCCACCTAGTTGTGGTGATGTGTCTTCTACTACGTTAGCTATTGCACCTGATGTAGCAAGACCAGCTACAACCGTACTACGTGCAATTCTTTTAAGACCACCTCCAGAAGTATCTACAGCTAAAAATACGTCATCGTTAGCTACTGTACTAATTTCTGATAGGTCACCTACTACAGTGGGATTAAAGTTTGTTCCATCTGCAATAAGTAATGCACCAGAAGTATTAGTAGCCATTGTAAGATCATCACCACTAATAGTAAGATCACCACCTACAACTACATCACTATTGAATGTAGCTTTACCCGCAAGAGCCATATCAATATCTAATGCAGTAATAGCACTAGCACCATCTGTACCTTTAACAGTAAAGTTTTTATCTGCTGTACTTACGGTAAATACGGCATCACTAGATACATTTGAAATATCAAGTATAGATGTGCCATCGTCTTTAAAAGTTACATTAGCACCACCTGCATCAAGCACAATGTCACCAGATGAATCTATAGTAACATCTGTACCATCATTAGTAATAGTGTCAAGTGCAATGCTACCTACATTAGTAATGTTAGCATCGCCAAACGAAGTAGCGGCAAGTGTAGTAGCACCAGACACAGCTAGGTCTGTACCTACGTATAACTTCTTAGCTATACTTGCGCCACCCTCAGTACGTAATGCACCTGTGTCTCCTGTTGCATCACTGGCATCTGTGGCATCTGTTACGTCAAGTATGCCACTTAAAGTAAGTGCTTGAGAAGCATTAAATATAGCAGCAGTAGAACCACCAGTAGCAATAGTAATTACGTCTGAGCCACTAAATGTAATACTTGTATTAGTATCTGCATCACCAGAAATACTATCTAACTGTATGTCACCAGCATTAGTAAAGTTAGCATCACTAAGATCAAACGTACCTGTAACATCTAAGTTACCACCTACAGATAGATTGCCTGATATATCAACAAGACCATTAATATCTACAGTAGTAGCAGCAATTTGTATTTCTGTATCTGCAACAATATCAAGCTGACCGTCAGCACTAGAGTTAATATAAAGACCTGTATCACGAAATTGTAGCTTCTCTGTAGTAGCCATAAGAATGTCATCAGAGAACTCAAAGTAGTCTTCGTCTTCCATCCACTTTAATACACCGTCATTACTTTCACCATCAAAGGTTACTGTAATGTCTGTACCTGAAGTAGCGTTACCAATTGTAATTGCTGTACCTAGTAGCTTAGTTACAGGGCCACCTTCAGCAGTCGTGCCATCATGTGTGTGTCCTGTACTTGCAGCAAAGGCAGCTAGTAGTTGATCAAATTCATCATTAGTGTGGTCAGCAGTAATGGTATCGCCATCTGCATAAGTTGACTGTCTTGTGTATGTAGCACCCATTTAACGTCTAGCTCCTAGTTGATACTCTAGTTGAAACCCTTTTAAGGAGTATGGGTTACTCTCTCCATCATCTTCTATTCTTAGTATAACAGAAAATCCTGATCCCTCAACAGATTTTCTATCTAAAGGGTCTTGCCCTCCACCATAAGTAAATTGTGTAGCACTAGAAGTTGTACTGTATACTGACACACCATAAGAAGCAGCTAAGTTTGTTGTGCTAAATGGGTATACTGCTGGTCTAGCAGACCCTCTATCTTCATTATCATATCGTAAAATTAAATCAGCGTCAACAGCACCTTCAGGTCTATAGTTAATAATAACCTTTTGCATATGCTTGCGAATACCAGAATCTCCAAAAACCATATCTGGACCTCTGTACTTGCCTTTTATAGTTGTACCATCAAAGGTACTACCAATCTCTTGTCTTTGTATAAAGCCATCTACATCTCCATGTAAAACAATTACATCTCCTGTTTCTACAAAGGTATCAGTACAGGTAGTTTTAAAACCTTTTAACTCTGAAAATTCAAAACCCTCTTTTTTTAAAACACAAGTAGCACCTTTAGAAAGTTTTGCAGCTTGTCCTGATTTGTTAAAGAATATTCTGTATTGAGACTTGTCTGGTATAACTACACTGTCAAAGTCTACAGAATCTTTAATGTTCTTATCAAAAATAGATTGAATGTTTTTACTAATTGTTCCTAGTTCTGTATCACCAATACGTTCAGTAGCAGCAATAGTACGTAAACCATCTGGCCCAAGAAAAATTAAGTCACCTGCAAATTCCTGTACAGTAAAACTATTAATGCATCCAATGTTTCTAGTTACTGGCTCTACTACAAAATTTGCACTTGAGGAACCTGTAAGTTTAAAAATTCTATTTTCACAAAATATAAATAAACTATTACGAAAAACTTTTAATGCAACAACTGTATCATCTACTTTAACACTACCTGCACCCGAACCACTATTAAAACCATCTTCATTAAGAGGCTCACTAAAAATTACTTCTTGTGGTGTTGTTGATTTACCAGCATAAAACATATGGTTTCTGTAAGCAACTACTGTTGTAGCTCCTGCTACACTACTATCACTAACGTCTGTAGCAGACAAAGAAGTATTAAAAACTACTGGAGCATTAACCCTATCTACAAAAATTATTTTTTCAGTACCATCAAAATTAAATCTTTCAAATTGATACTTGCCAGCATTAGTTCTGCCAGTATCTATCTCAGTCCAATCCTGTGATATAGAAGCATCTGTATTATGTATAGCAGCAGTAGTGCTTGAGGTAGCCCTAGTTACACCAGTAAAAGAATTTGAAGTAACCCCTGTATAAGTAAACTGTTCTGAATCAATTTGAATTGTACCACTAGTAGCAAAAGCTGTAGTTGAATCTACTGTTAAAGAACCAGAACCAGACATAGTTGTACTAGCATTAACACGGATTGCTAACTGTGTAGACACAGAGGAAAATATTTTTTCACCTCTTGCCGCCAATACTCTATTATCAAATGAGGCAACCATTAAAGGTTCTTCAGAAGTTGTACTTGTAAAAGGAACTACCTGATTAACATATTTAGTATAACCATTTATCCTTCTATACCCACCCTGAATGTCAGGCTCAAAGTTTTCTAACTCAATTGCTTGACCGGGGTCCATTAAGAAAGTAGAACGGTTAAGAACTAAGCCACCTTGAAGGTTGAATGCAGCAGGTTGGAGTTGAGCATTATCAGGCATTAAGAAGTAATCACAGACATAGAGTTACTATGAGAGAAAGACCTTACTATGTGTGTAGACCTAACGTACTCATACTTATTAATAAGTAAGCTCTGCATATTTTTAATACCTTGTTCAAACCTTTCAAAATTTAATTGATACTGTGATAGTTCTCCACGGTACTGATACACAAAAGCTGTAGCTCCATCTACAATTACAGGAGCAAATCTTTCTGGTATAGAAGTAGTATCTCCATGAGCATCTAAGTCTGCTGGAAAGGTAAAGTAATCAAAAACTAAAGTGTACTGTTTGTCAGGAAAAGGATACAAAAGATAATTATTATCTGGAGTACGAACTATCTGTTGTGGAACTCCACCATTTTCAAATTGTGTAACAACAACTCCACTAGCGTGTGTTGCAGCAGTAGTACTATTAGCACCACGTGTACACCCTGTAATATCATTACCTGATACTGCAGTGTATGTAACTTGCTCACTACCAATATGTACAAGACCTGAAGCATCTAGTCCTGTGGTAGAGGTAAGTGTTAATGTAGTTACAGAATCTGAATGAGAACCATTTAAGGTTGTAGATATAATTTCATCTTCTTGTGTAGCAAATTCTTTTTGTATATACTCATT